GACGTCTACTGTGATAGCGCTCGCCATCGCAGTAGACGTCGGCATAGTTCCCGATGACGCCGGCGATTGTGAGCTTTTCGTCCGCGACGCCGCCGCCGCCGAGAAAGATCTGCTCTCCGCTTGCGGGTACCAACACCACATCCTGTGCCGCCGTGATCTGAACCTTGATCGACATCCCAGCGGCATCCTTGGCCGCGGGAAGCGTCCATTCTTTCGAAGCGATTGCGCCGGTGTTAGTGTGAATCAAAGCGAAACTGGCGACGGTTAGCGTGACGGCATTGGCGTGCGCCACGACAGTTGCATTTGCCGGGACTAGAGGCGGTTCCGGCACCATATATCCAGAGCCTGTTGCAGTCATTTTCTTAACTCCTTTTCAATTCAGGCTTATGCTTTTCGTTGACGGTGCCCCGACCTATGCTTCCTTGGTCACGACGCCGCTGTAGCCAGTGACGAGGTATCGCTCGCCATCGCAGTAGACGTCGACGTAGTTGCCGATCACCGCCGCGATGTTGAGATATTTGCTGGCGACCACGTTTCCGCCGAGGCAGATCGCCTCTCCGGTCGTCGGCAGCAGCCGCGTGATCTGAGCCACCAACTGGACTATGCGGAACGACAGGCCGGCGGCGTCCTTCGCGGGCAGGAGGGTGAGGGTGGCCGTTGCGGCCGATCCGGTGTTGGTGATGTTTAAGCCGTAGTTGCCGATCACTAGCGCCGCGGTGACGGCGTGGGCGACGACGGCGGCGTTCGGCGCCACCAGAGGCGGGCGCGGAACCTGGAACCCAGAACCAGTTGCAGTCATTTTCGTTCTCCTAAATTAAAAAGCCCCGGTTGCCCAGGGCTTTCAGTTGAATTCCGAATTGGTTGAGGTTGCTTGAAGTCGTCCCGACTATGCGCCGGTCGAGTACACAATCCCTCTCCAGTCAACCGCCTTCGCCGCGAAGTCGAGGTAGGCATAGAACTGAATTCCAAGGATGCCCTGCTCATTGTCCTTGCGGATGAACTGCGGACCTTCCGCGCCTTCAAGGTGGCAATACTCGATGACAGGAGCAATATTGGGATCTGCCACCATGAAGTATTTGACGACGCCCAAACCGTTCGTGTCCATCTCTCCGTCCGCGACCACTTCCAGACGGCCTGCAAACCAGTTCTGCGATGACGCAGCGAGGTTCGGGCCGGTGGCTGTAGTCACAGCGCGCGCGGTTGATTCCAAGGCCCTGGGGACGATCAAGTATTTCGGGACGAGGTTTAGAACCGTGACGCCGTCAATACCCTTCTGCACGCCCATGAGTCCGAACATGGAATCAAAGGCCGTGTTGCCGAGCACCCCGGTATCCGTGTTGTAGTGTGCCGCGTCGATGAGAGGCACAACATCGGCCATGGCCGCGTTCGCGTAGAGGATCGCATACACGACTTTGTTCTCGAGCCGTGCCGCCTGCTGGCCGAATGCGCCAATGAGGTCGTTGAACGCGCCCAGGTCGTCGTTGATGAGCATCTGCCGGCTGAAGGAAACGCCGCGGCCGTAGGTGGCCAGGCTGTAGGTTTCCTTCTGATCGGCCATTAGCCCGACCGTGATCTGCGCGCCCTCGGCGACCTTCAGGAAGGTCGGCGCTTCGCCCAGCCGGACGCGGGTCATCGATTTGAAGTCAGGAGTTGTGCTCGGTTTACACCAAATCCTGTACGTCGGCGCCGCCGCGTTGTACTTGTTCAGTAGCTGCTTGCGTGCCGTGTTTTCCAGCACGGCCGCGAAATCGGCGGTCACCTGCATGGCCATGGTCGCCACGTCGCCCATCGGGATCGGGCCGCGGATCCCCTTTTGCAACCTCACCGACTCTTCGGCGATCTGCTTGATGCTCAGGCGAAGGAAGGGATTGTCCCTGTCTTCCTTCTGCTCCTTGGGGTTCATCATCCCGAAGACAGCCGCACCCATCAGTTCGCGCCGCGTATCCACTTCATCGCGACCGTAAGAAATGTAGCCGCGCTCGTCCTGAGTCATTGCGATATGGCCAGGTTGGGTATTGAGTTGCTTCTCGCAAATGTCCCCCTTCCACTCGAGAGCGAGTTTGCGGAACTGGTTGAGGTCCGTTTTCTCCCTGATGTGTTTGTTCGCAAACTCATCCGTAAGACCGAGGACCTTCCGGGTCTTAAGGATCTGGAGTACACGATCCAGCTCCGCGATTGCCCCAGCCGCCTCCGCGGCCTTTAGTTGCTCGGTCACGATCGACCGGGCGGTAACGGTGGTTGATTCCTCTTCGGCACGGGTTTGAGTCGTGCCCGTATCTTTTTCTTTGTCAGGCATGTTCACTTCCTCCATTTGGGCACTGGCCCGTGGTTGTACTGCAATGCCGCGCTCTTCTGCGGATAAAGTCGTTGTGGCCCAATCGGCCGGGATGGGGGCAACCGAGAGCTCAAAGGGTTGCCACTTTTTGGCAAGCCTCACCTCCACGCCGTTTTCCTGAATCTTTTCCTCTCTCAGGATTTGGACACCCATCGAAAACTTGGTGACGATCCCATCCTTGATGTCTCCCCAAAGGTCGGCGACGTCGGCGCGCTTGGAAAATCGCAGTGTGGCCTTACTGTCGGTGCCTTCCTGCCAGGCTTTCTCAACCTTGCCCTTCTGGGATGCGCTACCGTCCCAGGAGCTGTGGTTGTCGAGCACCGGAGCGCCATTATTCAGGAGACTAAAATCCCCACCCTTCGGCGCAAATCGCAAGACGTATTTCTCCCCGGTCCACCAATCCACGCGCGGAACATCGATGCCGGAAAAAAAGAGAATATCTACCGTCCGGTTTGCGTCGTTGATCGAACTTGGACTCACCCCCTGATCGGCGAGGAATTCACAGCCTCTCATCCTCTCCCTGCGATCGTTCTCACTGAGCTGCGGTTTGGTCGGCGGCATCTTTTGTTCCTCCTCCTGAATCGGTTGTACTTTTGGCGAACGTCACGCCGGCGGCATCGAGGCGAGACTTCCAAGCCGTGATTTCTGCGATCTGAGTCTCCGGGTCATTGCCCTGTTCCCCGATGAGTTGCGGCCAGGTCTTTTTGCCGGTCTGCAATTCGGCGCGATCCGCCTCAGCCTCGGCTCCGCGGTCGAGCAGATCAAACGGAGGCGGGTCCCAGCTGACCGCATAATTCGGCTCCGGGATCTGGCCCATAACCCACAACTTATCCACGAATCTCTTCCAAATCGGATCCAGCACCTGGGGGATGAACCAGTTCCAGCGGTACTCTTCAATCGCGTCGCGGAAGGCGAGCAGGCCGCCGCGATAGCTCGAGTAGTTCACGGCCTCCAGGTTATCGTCGAGCACGACATAAGGGATATCCAGGCCCGCGGCAACCTCGCGCAACTCGGTTTTCTTATAGGATGCATAATCGCTTGAGGGAGTCGGATCGAGGAATTTTACATCCGTGCCTGGAGCCCCATAAACGAACATGCCCGGCCTAAATTCTTCGACCTTTTTACCGTCGGCATCGACGACAATACTTCCGAGAGTGGCGCCTTCAGTTCCTTCCGATTGTGTAACCACCCCAGCGAGACAGGCCTCAATTTTGCTACGCAAGAGTTTTGCATCGGCATACTCATCTATGTCGCGCAATTTACCAATCACCGCCGCAAAGCGGGTTACGGAACGCACATCTCCAGGTCGATCGATCTCGGCGTGGTGCAGGATATATTCAGCCGGAATGAACTTGCTCGTGAATGCACCTCGAAAGTTAGTCTGGGTAACTTCTCCAGGATGATTACCGAAAAGCCAATAGCCCTTGATGCGGCCAATCGGATCAAACTCAACACCCTGAATGATATAACCGCCCGGCCCCGTCTGCAGTGTCTTGGATTCGTCGATGTAGTCGGCCTCGAGGATCTGCAGCTGCAGCGGTACGGCCAGGCCATCTTCGGGACGGCGGTCCCAGAGGCGAACCAGCACCTCCCCGGATTCATAGCAGGTCGATACGATCAGCTTTTCGGCGGCATAGAAATTGATCCTGTGATCGGAGCAGCACTGGGGCACAAACCAATTCCAGTACTGCATGATGGTCCGGTTGACCGCCTCGCTGCCCGTATTCGGTCGCGGGGTGATTCCTGTTCCCACAACCCGCTTCGCCCACTCCCGTTTCGCCTTGCGCCCATAGGCGTTGTTGCGGCAGAGATCGCGGGCGTTGGCGCGCAACCTGGAACTCCCAACCCCGATCTCCGCATTGCCTGATGCGTTGGTTGTATTCCACCCGCCTTGTCGGCGCGCGGGTCGGATGCCTTCATAGGAGAGCACCGCCTCGGATAGCATGCGCGCACGAGTCCGCTTGAGTCCCGCCTGTGGCGACACCCATGAGACTGCCTTATCCAGCCAGTTCATTTAATCCTTGGTGAAACTCGCGTAGGTGCAGCGTGTGACGCCGGCGGTTGAACCGGCAAGGGTCTTCTGGATCGTTTCGCGGGCCTTGAGCAGTTCGTCGATGCTTCGATACTGCACATCGCGATCCGAGAACTTGACGCGCAGCGCTCCGCTCGCGATTGCGCGTTCAATCGCCGTCAGGTCTGAAGTTGTCCAGGACATTTAGAACCCTACCTCTATTCCAGGATCGATGCTTGCTGGTGGTTGTGGCGGGAGAGATGCGTTTTTTGTAATCTGCGCTGAATAATCCACGAGTTGCTGAAGTTTCACTTTCAGCCGCTCGATGTTGACCTCGGCGTCTTTTGAATCAATATCCACACGACACACCACCCTGGAGGATGGATTATTCCTAGGGTCAATCAAATCGGCCCATTTTCTCAGCGCTCGGGCTATTTTGTTTCTCATCGAATGCGCCTCGCTGCGGCATCAATCCGCGATCCCCAAAACATTATGGCTACAACTAACAGCGCAGCTTTCCACGATGGGACATTGACCTGGAGAATGCTGGCGAGAATAATAACCAGAACAGCACCACCAATTTGAGCTGTCCAATATCTTTTCATCGATTAAACCAGCCTCGGACCCTAAACTTTGGGACGCTTGAAATGATAAGTAGACTCGTTAAAGGCATGAGTGAGTACGGACACGAGTTCCCATCCATCGGCACCATATGGATTAAGGTCGGCTCGTTCCCCCGCAATAAAGGCGAGATATTCCCACCTTACCGGGCCGGCCGCCGAGATACCGACAGGGATGATCTCGTCATTCGAGATAGTGGCCACGCGGGTATAAATTTCCTGAGTCGCAGCCTCGCCGATGTTTTGTGTTTCCAATTTCTTTTCTTTGACCATGTTTATCTCCCAAACCAACCTCGGCCTCTGTCGCCGAAATATGAAGATTGACCGCGGATCTCGTTGAGGCCGACACCAG